TGCGTTTCCAAAAGCAGGCGGCGGCAGGTGGCACGGTTACTGAAGGGCCGCAGGTTGAAACATTTGCCGAGAAGCAGTTGACGTCAAAGTTTGGTTCTGAGGTTAATGTTCGTAATATGCAGGACATTTTTTCCCAGATTGATCAGGAATTGAGTAGGGGACGCTGATGGCTACCGCACTTGAAACACAGTTTCTTAATGAAATCAACTCCCAGTTTGGGCAAAACTTTGCGTCGTTGAATGACTATTTCACCGCCAAAGGTGTTAAGGGTATGGCGACGAAGGGGAAGCGTCAGGAACGTTGGAAGAATTTTCAGGTGTCTCGAACTGGTGGAGAAGGCCAGAAGATTGATTCCAAAGAGAAGGCGGCTCGTCAGGCGTTTGTTGATTCGCCGGACTGGTTGGCTTTTGTTGAGGATGGTTTTGGTTGGCTTGTCAACATTTATAAGTCTGTTCCTGAGGTTGCGCAGATTATTCGTGATGAATATGTGAATGGCACACCTGCCGCTGACATCGCTAGGAAGGTAAGTCAGCAGAGTGATTGGGCTCGTGGTTTGCAGGCTGGCGAGTATGCGTACTTGAAGGGCACGACTACAAATGATCGTGCGTTTTTGGACACTGTGGCAACACGGGAAACACAGGTTCGTACTGTTGCCCAAACAGGTGGTTATTCGCTGAGCGATAATCAGGTGAAGTTTCTTGCGGCTAGTTCACTTAAGGGCAATTGGGATGATGCAACGCTTGGCCGTGAGGTTGATAAGGCTATTGCGGCTGGGGCTCAACCTGGGACCAAGCCTGGTACGACTACGTTGCAGGCTGGTGCGGATGCGGCAAGTATTAGAAGTACTGCCCGTTCGTATGGGATTGCGTTGGCTGATTCGCAGGTTGAGTTGTACACGCAGGGTATGTTGAAGGGTGAGTACTCTGCTCAGCAGATTAAGGATTTGTTTAGGAATCAGGCGAAGAGTTTGTATCCGTCGGTTGCGGCTCAGTTGGATTCTGGGACGTTGGATGATGCTGTGTCAACGTATAAGAACATTGCGGCTCAGGTGTTGGAGATTGACCCGACAAGTGTTGACTTTACGGATCCGCAGAAGTTTGGGAAGTTGTTGACGTATCAGGATCCGAAGACGAATGAGGCTCGGTTAATGAATGCGACTGAGTGGACTGGGTATTTGCGCCGTTTGCCTGAGTGGCAGAAGACGGAAACAGCCAAGAAAACGTATGACGATTTGATTAAGTCTGTTGATAAAATCTTTGGAAAGGCTCGCTAATGGCTACCCCCGATGACCTCAGGGCACGACTCGTCAAACTCGGACTAGGCGATCTGTTTAACGTTATCAATGAAGTTGGCCTAGACCCAACCATCGACAACACCGACATCGACCAAGTGGCACGAAGCATCGAAAGCAACCCACAAGCCCAAGTAATTCTAGATAAAAGATTTGCTGGGAACAAAGCACGGATTGCCAACAACATGCAACCCTTGACCCCCAGCGAATACATCAACGCCGAAAACAACTACATTGACACCCTCCGCAACAACGGCCTTCCTCTTGGCTTCTACGACCAACCAGAAGACCTAGCCAAATTCATCGGCGGGGACGTCTCAAACGTCGAACTAGGCCAAAGGATCCAACGGGGTTACGTTGCCGCACAGCAAGCCCCAGCCTCCGTGAGAGAACAACTCACCACCCTGTACGGCATCAACGAAGCAGAACTTGCCGCCTACTTCCTAGACCCCACAAAAGCCACCGATGTTGTACTGGCCAACAAGAAAAACGCTTCTGTGTTCGCACAGCAGATTGGTTCGGCGGAGATCGCCGCTCAGGCCCGCCAACAGGCAGGCATGGGTCTTACCCGTCAACAAGCAGAATCATTGCGAGCACAGGGTGTCACCGAGGAAACAGCCCAACAAGGCTTCACCCAGATCGGCCAGCAACAAGGACTGTTCCAACCACAAATGGCAGGCGAACAAGCCATCACCCCAGAAGAACAAATCAGCGGAGTACTCGGACTAAACGCCGAAGCCGCACAACGCATCGCAACCCGCCGCCGCCGCCGTCAAGCAGAGTTCGAAACAGGCGGAGGATTCGCCGCTTCACAAACAGGACTAGCCGGACTGCGCACAGTCGGCCAGTGACCTGCGACAACTGCCAAGAAACATTTGACCCAATAGCAACCAGATGGCGTTGCCCGCACTGCGGCAAAAAACACCACTGTTGCGAAGGTGTGTAAAAACCTGCTATCTTAAGTCCGATCCCGATGGGAGGAACTTGAGACTCAGCCCCCATAAGTCTCAACGTAACAATGGGGTGTAACAACGTAGCCGCCGTACTCCTCCGGTACGACGTGGACACTAAGGAGAGTGCCATATGTCAGACATCGCAGACGAGTTCTACGAGGACGACGATCAGCCGCAAGATTCCAACCCCGTAAGGGCAAGGATGAAGCAGTTGGAGAAAGAAAACCGTGAGTTTAAAAAGCAACTTGCGGAAGCCGAACAACTCCGACGGGAAGCGAACTTCCTTAAGGCAGGAATAGACCCAGCCGAACCGAAGTTCAAATATTTCGTCAAAGGTTACGACGGTGAACTTTCACCAGATGCGATCCGTGCGGCTCTCGAAGAGGCACAGTTGATTACACCCCAATCGAATCCCGCAAGCGAAGACAAGCAAGCGTGGCAAACCACAAACAAGGTTGCCGCAGGAGCAGAGTCCGCACCTGATGGACCAAGTTGGGCTAAGCGAATCAGCGACGCACAGTCCGAAGCAGAATTGATGGCAGTGTTTGCAGAGGCACAAGCCCAGGGCATTGACCTGAGCGCATAAACCTCAAACCCATCTATCCGTAAAGGAAAAACAAAATGGCTGATTACTACGCCGCCGAAACCGGCACCGGTAACTTGTCCGTTGACCAGACCGCCTTTGAAAAGTTGGCGTACTTCGCACTCCGTGACGAAATGTACTTCGACCAGTTCGCAGACGTTCAGGCAACCAACGCAACAAACCCTGGTGCCACTGTCACATTCACGATCTTCCAAGATCTTGCCGCCGCCACCACCCCACTCGGTGAGGCAGAGGACGTCACCCCTGTTGCAATGAGCGACAGCCAGACGTCGGTCACCCTTGCAGAGTACGGCAACGCAACGGTCACGACCGCCAAGTTGCGAGCAACGTCGTTCCTGCCGGTTGATCCGGTTGCGGCGAACGCTGTTGGTTACAACGCCGGTCTGTCAATTGACACGATTGCCCGTACCGCCGCCCAGGCTGGATCCAACGTGATCTACGCCACCGGTGGAGCAAGCGACCCGTCAAGCCGTGTAACCATCAACAGCGATGACCTCCTCACGGCAAACGACATCCGCAAGACGGTTGCTCAGTTGCGCAAGGCGAACGTCCCGACCTTCGGAGGATCGTACATTGCGATGATCCACCCCGACGTGTCGTACGACTTCCGCTCGGCAACCGACGCCGCCGCATGGCGTACGCCAGCGAACTACGTCAACCCTGCCGGTATTTACAACGGTGAGATTGGTGTGTTCGAAGGTGTTCGTTTCATTGAGTCGCCTCGTGCGCCACTCTTTGCAAACGCATCGGACAACAGCGGTTCAGCCGGAACCATCGACGTGTACGGAACACTCGTCATGGGCCGTCAGGCACTTGCCAAGGGCATCAGCCTTGGTGGCGAGTATGGTGCACAGCCGACCATTGTGTACGGCACCGTCACCGACCTGCTGAAGCGTTTCCGTCCGGTTGGTTGGAAGCATTTCGTTGGCTACGCAGTCTTCCGTCAGGAAGCACTCCGTCGTATCGAATCCGCTTCAAGCATCGGCGCAAACTGAACTAACTAAGTTCAAGCATGAGCCCCCTGCCTTCGGGTGGGGGGCTTTTGCTATTCTGAAAGCATGGCAACGTTTATTCCGCCCACAGATGACTTTGTGTATTGGTCGGAACCAGGCGAAGAAGGCATCATGGCTTTTCTTAAGCCAGGACGTCGTGGCCGTAATGTGTTCAAGTTGACTGATGGTTCGTTTACTGAGTATCAACCGTCAGACATGGACACTGTGGAAATTTTGTATCACGGTGGGCATGTGCACACGATCACAGCAGAAGAGGAAGCCG